ACTGCGGACAGCACACCTTTGATGCCTTCCCAGATGGAGGAGAAGATCTCCTTTACACCAGTCCACGCCTGATCCCAGTTGCCTGTGAAGATCCCGATGAACACGTCGAGGAGTCCTGTGATGACACCCAGAACAGTCTCCAGCACGGAGGCGATCACCTTAAAGGCACCCTCGAACACCGGAGCCAGAAGCGCACAGAAGCCGTTCCAGATCTCCTTGATGGTCTCGACGATGTCGCCGAAGTCGATGCCAAGGGCAGAAAGACGCTCCCTGATACCTTCGACGAAATTCGATACGGTCTCCTTGATCCGCTGCCAAGTGCCAAGGATCGCTTCCCGGAACTTATCGTTCGTTTTCCAAAGATGCACAAAGGCCGCCACAAGGACGGCGATGACAGCAACGACTGCCAGCACCGGCGCGGAGATGCCGCCAAGGGCAGCACCCAGCTTCCCCATGATGCCGGTTCCGGCGCTCATGGCCGTTTTCATCTTGCCAACCGCACCAGCCAGCTTCACAAAGCCCTGCATGGCAACACCAATCTTGGAGATGGTGGTGCCGATGATCACAAGTAGCGGTGCAATTGCAGCGACTAAGAGTGCGATTCGGATGATGACCTTCCGCTGGCTGTCGTCCATGCCGTTCAGCTTATCGACGAAGGCCTGAATCTTACTGACGATGTTCCGGATGGCTGGCATCAAAAGGTCGCCGAAGGAAATGGCGAGCTCCTCCAGCTGAGACTTTAAGATGGTCAGCTGCCCGGAGAGGTTGTCCTGCATGATTTCGGCCATCTCCTCAGAGGTGCCGTTGCAGTTATCAATTGCGCCTTCCAGTTTGGCAATGTCTGCCGGGGCTGCATTCATCAGGGCAAGGAAGCCGGACATGGCGTTCTTGCCGACCAGCGTTTCTGCTGCCTGTGCCTTTTCGGACTCGGTCATCTGACCGAAGGCCACACGGCAGTCGGCGAGGATATCATTTAAGTCACGCATGGAACCATCCGCGTTTGCCGTCTGGATGGTCATGTCGCCGAAGGCTGCACCGGAGAGCTTCAGCTCGCCCTGCAGCTTTGTCATGATGGTACGGAGTGCGGTACCTGCCTGAGAGCCCTTGATACCACTGTTGGCCATAAGGCCGATGGCCTGTGCCGTATCCTCCGCAGAGTAGCCCATCGCACCGGCGATAGGGGCACAATACTTGAAGGTCTCACCCATCATGGAGACGTTCGTATTGGCATTGGAGCTGGCCGCCGCCAGAATATCAGCAAAATGCCCTGAGTCCTTGGCAGAAAGGCCGAAGGCGGTCAGGGCGTCTGTTACGATATCGGATGTGGTAGCGAGGTCTTCACCGGAGGCTGCGGCAAGATTCATGATGCCTTCGATGCCATCCAGCATGTCCTCGGTTTTCCAGCCTGCCATCGCCATGTAGTTCATGGCCTCAGCTGCCTCGGAAGCGGAGAACTTGGTCTTTGATCCCATTTCACGCGCCTTAGCACGGAGCTTGTCAAAGTCCTCACCGGTAGCACCGGAAACTGCCGCCACCTGACTCATGGCCGTATCGAAGTCCGCTGCCGTCTTTACGGCTGCAGTCCCGACTCCGCCAATGGCCAGTGTGACCGGCATCATTTTCTTACCAGCACCGGCGATACTGTTGCCGACAGTCTCCATCTTCTGGCCGACCGCATCGATCTTGGAGAGGGTGGAGTTTGCCTTTTCCGCTTCCTGCTGCAGGCGCTGCAGCTCCTGCTCGGTTTCGACGATCTCGCGCTGCAGGGCGTCATACTTGTCCTGACCGAGGTCGCCGTTTTCCAGCTGCTGCTTGGCCTGCTCCTGTGCCTGCTTTAGGGAGTCGAGCTTTTCCTTTGTGGCACCGATGGCGTCCTTTAGGAGCTTTTGCTTCTGGGAGAGAAGCTCTGTATTTTTCGGGTCGAGCTTCAGGAGGCGGTTGACGTCCTTAAGCGAGCTCTGTGTAGTTTTGATGCTGGAATTGACTGACTTTAACGCTTTGTCAAGACCAGTGGTATCGCCGCCGATCTCGACAGTGATGCCCTTGATGCGGTTCGCCATAGGATGCGCCTCCTTTCCTTAAAATTTGTCGAAATCCTCCTGCGTTGCGATCTTGGAGTAGGTGGCACCGTCGTTTCCTTTTTCCGTCCACATGTCCAGCACGAGGCCGATGGTCAGAAGGTCAAGGTCGCGGATGCTGATCCCGATCTCCACGCAGCGCAGGAGGAATAACGGCGTCGTCATTTCCCGGCTACTCGGTTTAAGTTTTTTTTAGCGTTCACGTCCGTGACCAGGTTGGTTCCCCAGAGCTCCAGAATCTCCGGAAGCACCTCATAGATCGAGAACATCTCGAACTGGTCAAGCCAGTCATCAATGTTGCCGGGGATGCTGTGATCGGCGTGGTAGGCCATGACATAGGCCACGTTCTCGAAGATCTCCAGATCCTCAATCGGGATCTCGCCGTCGCCGGTCGTCTTGCCCTTGTAGGAGGCTTCCAGCTTGGCGAGGTCTTTAAAGATGTCCCGTTTGAACTTGATCCGGTAGAGTCTCGGAATGGCAGCGGAGGAACGGAAACGCACCTCCGTGCCGCTGATGTTTACTGTTTTCTCAAGCATGGCGATCCTCCTTACTGTCCGGTTGTGACGTTATCTTCAGGGTTTACCAGCTCCTCCGGGATATATACCGACTTGTACCAGTTCTGGTAGGTCTCAGAAGCGGTGTTGTCACCGGTGCGGCTCTTGACGAGGCCGTCCTCTCTGGGGTCAGCCGTCAGGGACAGGGTCTCAGTACCCGGCTCAATGGTGTCCTCCTTAGTCTCGGACTCGATGGAAGGACGGGACGCGGAGCAGTTGTAGAGCACGTGGCGGATGGCGCGGACGTCGCCGTCAAACTCAAAGAGCAGGGCAAACTTCTCGGTCTCCGTGATATCGGAGCGCTCCACCAGCACACCGTTCTTGTCGAGGATTTCCTTGAGGATCTCGGTGCGGAACCACTCCGGGATCAGCGCCATCTCCAGATCGCCGGAATAACCGTTGTTGGAGTTGGAGCGGAAATACACGATGCCATCCGCATAGAACGGCGAGGAATCGCCCTCAGCGTCCAGAGAAATGCTGACAGCGCCGGGGATGGCCTTCGGCGCAGCATAGGAAAAGGTGCCGTCATCGCTCTTGGTGAGCTTGGCGGCATGAACATTCTTCAGGTTGTATTTGACTTTATTACCCATGTTTAAACCTCCATTTCGAATGAAAACATGACTTCATAGAGCTTCTCCGAGGCGATCCAGACCTCGTTTTTGTCATAAAAGAAGCCGCCTTCATCAAGCACGGCTTCGACTCTTCCTTCGAGCTCCAGATCCTTCTTATCGGTGTAAAGCTCTATATGGACTTCGGTTACTTTGAAGTACACCTGCCCGTCAGCGGAGAAGTTGTCACTCGCCGGGAGCAGGAAACAAATAAAGGGCGGATCGGGTGATTCTCCCTCTGCGAAGTGATCGTAGGCAAAGGGAATCCCGGTCTTACTCAGGAGCTCCATGATCTTATCCATTGCTTTTGATACTCCTTTCGATGTCTCGTTCCAGCTGCTCGATTCCTGCCTGCTCAGCCGGGGCGATGTGGGCACGTCCGGAGACGCGACCGCCGCCGCGCTTGGCATGGCCGAATTCCAAGAGGTGCGCCAGCTGGTAGCGGTTCCGGGAGTAGACCGTTACTTCAAAGGCGTGGGAGCTTTCCTTGGTGTTCTTTACCGACCAGCTCTTGGCATAGGCTCCGGTGCGGTTTGGCGCTGTCGACTTGATCTGATCCCGGACGGTATTCCCGGCCTTTTTTACAGCGGCCTTCATATCGTCGCAGGTGGCATCAGCAAAATCATTCAGCTGCTTCATGACCTCGTTCGCCAGCTGGTCTACCTTGATCGTACTCATGACCGGCTCACTTTCTGGTAGAGGAGCTTTACTGCCTTGCGCTTATAATTCATGTGATCCACACCGAGGATGTCATAAGGCACATCCCGGAACAGGACACGGTAGCCGGTCGATGTGACAGCC